GTGAACTACCGCCCCCACAAGGGGTGCGGCTTCCTGCTTCATAGAGGGTTTTAACTACAACCTTTCTCCACAGGCTTAAAATCGGGCTGTCCCAGCCCTATAATGTTTTATAATATATACAATGATTGTGAAAGTCAAGAAAAATATACCAAAATTCAAAAAAGTAGATACTCTCATCCCCGACCACAAGGGTCGGGGAGCGGTAGTTCACTTAAACATATAATTATTTTTTCTTTTGTTGTTTACTCCTTAAACGCCTGTACTCTACCATATCACCACGTTCAGCCGCACGGTGCATTGCAGCAGTCAAATCATTCTCATCACTAAAACCGCCACCAAACGCACCCGCACCTCGTGATTCAGGCCAATAATGAGGAGATACCTTTTTTAACCCCTCAATCCAATTAGCAGGAGTCAATACTTTATCATCTTCAGTTTTTCTTAATTTACCATTTTCATCACGTGCTTCAATAGAACCATCATCTGCAAGAGAAAATACATTTTTACCATGTAAAAGAACATCAGTAATAGCTTCAGGACGTACTTTTGCCTTTATAGCAACATCACGAAGAGCATCTTCAACCATTTTTGTTTTATAAAGGTTTTCGTACAGACCAGCACGTTCCATCTCTTCTTTGAGTTGTCCTTTAATCTCATTGATAGCAGCTTCATGGTCAGAGACTAATTGAGAAGTTCTTTTCTCAATTAATTCATCTACTTTACCATCTTTAATAAGTTGAGCATCTTTATTATTCTCAAGAAACTCAAGTGCTTCATTTGCTTTATCAAAATCAAAAGATTCAAACTCTCTCAACTTACGTTCTATTTTCTTCTTTTCATCAAGAAGTTCAGCATTTTTACTTTTAAGACCACTTACAGCCTCATCAAGTTCTAACTTATGCTGATCCACAAGATTGTTATACGCTTCAATAGCTTGTTCTCGTTGTGTTTCATCTGTGATAAAATCAAAATCCATAATTCTTTTCCTCCATTGTTAATTACTGCCTGTTATTACCTATTATTACCTATTATTATCGTTTTCGTTGTCTTCGTCATTTTCACCGTTACTATCATCATTTGAAATATTTTTTAATTCTTGATCTTTAATCAACATTTCTACATAGTCTTCATGACTAACTGTTTGATCAAGAAGACCTGATGATACAAGATACCTGTGAATAACTTGAAGAGGAACGACACCTTGTCCAAAACCATCATTAATTGCTTTAATAACAGCTGAATCAGGAATCCCGTATGTTAATGATGATGGTGCATCGACAGTTACTTCATCCTCATTATACCCTGCCCATTTACACATCAATTTCAACCCTTGCTCAATGGCATTTGCCGCTGATAGGTAAATTGAATACAATGAAGATGATTGTGTTGCCTGTCTTATTCTCAGAGCTTCTGCTGCTTCGACACCTTTTCTTGAATCAAGAATAGCTACGCCATGACGAATAGCCTCTTCATATAAACTCTCAATATGACTTTTTACATGTGTAAGTGCTGCTGTATCAGTTGTAGTATAAAAAACTCTTGCTGCATCATTTGGAATAGCAATCATTACAGATGATCCTACTACATTTGGAAGATCATCTTCATTTGACGCACCAATAACTACAAGCGTAGGGTTACAAGAAAGAAATTCTGAATTTGCAAGATCAGCTTCTTTTCTATAGATTTGAATAGCACAGTTAGCAACTGATATAAGTGGTATCGGCTGTACATCAAAACTATTATTAATAGACCCTGCAATAATAAGTGGAATTTCATTTAATGAAATACCCATATAATTTGGGTTAGCATAAAATTCCTCGTATTCTTCATTTTCCCCAAATATTCTTGAAGTATAATTACCTTTTTCATCAAGAACAAGAACTCTATATACCCGGTCTGTATCATGGGAAAAAATATCATCAGTTGAAGGTATTAACTCAAAAAGCACACCAAGAATTAAATTCAATTCCGATCCAATAACAGATGTTTTCCAATTAATAAAATCTTCTGCCCTGTATTGAACAAAACGAAATTCATGTTTTTCTTTAATCACATCCACAAGAAGAGGTACACGCCCGGTTTGAAAAATCTCAATAATAATGTCCATAAAAAGTTGTTTAATAGAACGGCCATCTTTTGTAGCTTCTTTTAGTATATATTTTAACTTTTTTGGAACATTAAATTCAGGAAGTTTAGTTATTATGACACCAAGGGCACCTTGAAGTGCATAAGAGGTAACAAGAGGAAAATGCGCACGTTCAATATAAGAATCATACGCATCTTGATACTCTCCTGACATACCTTCTGGTCTTGGAAGGTATGTTTCTTTCTTTGCCTTAATAACATCCTCGCCGGCCATACAATCACGAACCCTTTGCCATGATTTCAAATATCTCTCATAACTTGGATGATAAGTACCTACTGAATTAAAATTAGATATTCTCTGTTTCACAAAGCCCCCTTGACTAAATTCCTACTTTCTTACGTTGTAAACGCACCATTTTACGAGTAAGAAGATACCGTAAAGAATCCATTGCATGATCCTCTTGAGAACTATCAATATCTTCTGGTTTCTTTGGATTTCTTTGCATAAGTGGTAATGTTCTTATATGATGTACAGCATTATCAAAAAAATATAAATGCGGCCTTTCTGGGTCTTTTCTTTTGGCAGCACCAAGCATCTGTCGAATTAATGACCAACCGGCAACTCTTGATCCAGAACCCTTATACGCCTTTGTCCACCTGCAACCATACTTTGCAAGCTCACTAGCAATACTTTGACCATCACGCACTTCCCAAATCTGCATATCAGCGGGACCAATATTACATTTTATACCATACTCAGTAAAAAGAGCATCATCAACAGAAAGAATCCTTTCTGCTATAACAGAAGAAATTGCCTGATCCCCTTCATTTGCATTTCCATTCCATCCATATATTTCAGTAGGTACTACAATAGAACCTTCTGGAATATGAGGTATCCTGGAATCATCAGGTTGTTCACCATTTGTTTCAAAACCATAAGTAACTGACCACGGTTTAGATGAACCCCAGTCAAAACTTCTATATAATCTCCAGGATTTCGGAACCTGAAACCAAGGAAGAATATGTATTTTAGGATCCCAAACATCAGTAAAGAACCCGCCAATAGTCAAATCCCAAGAACCTTCAATCCATGCTTTCCTAAGCATTTTATTATCTTGAGTTAATGAAAAAATCCTTGCCATATACAATGGGTCAGCTTCCATTAATGATTTATTCTCAGATGCCCAACTTTGTATATGTGTTCTTGTAACAGTAACTGTTTGTTTTTTCATGTTCCCATTTTTATCAGGGAACTCAATTTCCATTTCTTCTCGAAGAATTTTACCTGGTTTTACAGCATCAATAAATCTGGACTTTACCCACTGATGACCAGGGCCATTAGGGTTGCATGTTGCTCTGTATTTTCTAGGTATCTTTAGATTAGAAGAACGATTACAGGACATTAATTTAAGATAAACATCAGGTAATGGATGATTTGTAAGTTCTTCCCAACCAATCCAACAATTTTGATTAACCAAAACCATTCCTTGACTATAATCATTATCTATATTGTTGTTAATAACAGATAAATAATGATGTTCATCTTCTACTTCAAAATCAACCATATCAATAGGATCAGCCAGTGCAGAAACATCATAATGAAAAAACTGATTTACTGAAAAAGGAACATGAAATGTACGAACAGATTCATTCGTGTAAGGACGATTATACACGAATGAAATATCATAGTCAGGGTTACATTCAACTAAAATGTCCTGCTCATCCTTTTTCCACAAAGAATGGACTTGTTCAAGAACACCGCTTTGTGATGGAGAAGAAAATTGGTCGGTTTTTAAAACCTGAAGAAGAAGTTCATCACAAAGACCATGATCGACAGAATAACAATCCTGAAAATCTTGTTCTTTGTTCATCAAAGTCTGAACACATGCGTAAATTCCACTCAAAGCAATTCGATTCTGTATTGATTGCTCAGATAAAGAAGTTAGCACAAAATCCTTCATTATCACGTTCTGATATTGCTGAAAGACTCGGAACGACTGAACGTTTAGTGAAAACTGTTGTCTCAACACAAAATATAAAATGGATTGCAAGAGATGAGCGTATTTTAAATGAATCTGACGTACAAAATTTATTAAAAAAGCACAGTACTTAAAAAGTTGCAAAAATACTTGGTGTTCATGTTTCCACTCTGAGGAGAAGATTTCCAAAATTTTTTCAAAGCGGCAAGCCAAGAAATTTTCTTGAACCATATAAAGAGGAAATCCTTGCTTTAAAATCTCAGGGGCTGACAAACGCAAAAATTGGTGAAAAATTTGATACAAACAAGAATACCATTTGGAGATATTTACAGAAATGGAAGAATCAATCAGAGGCATCATCGAATGCATCGAATGCATTGAATGACCGCTCAAAGAGACCTCAAGGATTTCTTGATGTACACCAAAAAGAAATTGAAAAACTTCTTTTAAGTGGGCTTTCCCAACTTCAGATTGCTCAGAATTTTGAAACAAGCAGGACAACCCTATCCGTTGCCATCCGACGTTGGTCAAAACAGGGTGTATTATGCCCTGATGTTGCCGCCCTATTAAATGCAAATCCTCATCTAAAACAGAAACTGTAACTCCATATTTTTTATAAGATAATTTATTGGTGACTTTTTTCATACCATTTAATGTTTGAAGTAAATCACCAATATTTATATCCTTTGCTTTAACATACCCCTTTGAAGACCACACATAACTATCTGATTTTATTGAATATTCATGGCCGTGATATTGTAAATAATCATCTTCAATACGTGCGTAGTTCAGCCAAAGTGTTTCACCATCTTCAAAAGTCCAGATTTTTTTATTTTCATTATATTTAGCAGTAGGAAATATACGTGGAATCCATTTTTTGCATTTAGCAATTACATCTCCAAGTTCTGTAGTAGCTTCACGAAGTAACAGACCTCTATAATC